TTACTTTCCATCTTTTTTCTTCAATCTTTTTATTTCACTCTTCAACTCTTTGTTTTGAGCACTTTTAGAACTTGTTAACTTATCCAATATCTTAATTATTTTTTCAAGTAAACCATCCGTTTCAAACTTTGCCTTCTGACCATCTTTTCCTTTAAACGTAATCTTCACTCCACATACTGCAGAAACAACTATTAATGCTAATATTGAACTAGGTATAAACCCTTCATTTATTTTCAACAGTTCCAGCAAAGAAACTGACGTAGACTCCGCAAAAACGTTTGCCGATAAATTACATTGCGCAATCATTGAGGATAGCACAATATATCCTGGCGATTCAACTTGGATTTTTGATACAAGCTTATCTGGTTCTTCGGTTTGAATATCAGAAAAACTATTTTTCAGCCCTAAAATTTCACTTTGTAATACTCCGTACAACTTAGAATAAAAAGAAAAGCTGACATCCTCAGTTGACGTAATTTGAAAGATAAAACAAAATTTACCGTCCTTTATGTAATACGGATACAAAAACTTATCTATAATAAAATCATAGTCGGAAATATTGCTTATTGTGTTATGGCTAAATAACGCTTTATAGAAACGCATATCCATATCTGCCTTCGATATCTTTTTTAACCACTTTATTTGTTTTCTTATACAGTAATTAGATGGGACTATATCGTTATCCTGTATGCTACTACTGTTGCCTTTTTCTAAGAACAGCGTCTTATCTGATTCAATTTCACCTATTATTAGATATTCCGCATTTTCACTTGGAACAACAACTACATCACCTTTTTTCATTATAAAACACATTGTATATATATAACCAGCTACCAAACCAGGGCGTGTTTCATCAGGGTAGCTCTTTTTAATATGTTCTTTTAGCGCTTCTTTATCAAAAATGTCACTATCAAAGCAAGACTGTATCTTACTTTGTGTAATGTTGTTATATCTTATGCCTATGTATGCATTTTCATAAAAATCATCAAAAAACTTTCCTCCATCAGCTCTCACAAGCCAATATCTTCTGTTTTCAGGCATGATTGGTATATTATCCAAATCTACGTCATAGTTTCCGTAATCATACATACTTTATTCACCTTTCAAATCACTTAATATAAAACATTATATTACAAAAAGAGCCAAAGGTCAATAGTTTTAGCATAAATTAGATCATAATATGCAGAAACAAAATCAGCCGACAAGGAATAACCCCTGTCGGCTGTCTTACTGTCTACTTTATCTTCTTTGTAATCTCATCGCCAAGCCGTTTGATGAAGTTCACGCCTGCGATGCCATTCTCGCTGTATCCCCACTTTTTCAGCAAGGTATTAACTGCCTTTGCAGTACCTTTTCCGTATGTACCGTTCTTATCCATACCTACGTTGTGGAGTTTGACCGCCTTTGCAAGAAGCAACAGCTCCTTGAGCGCAAGCACACCGCTTGTTTTGTTGCCCTGCTTGTAGCCTGTCTTGTCAAGCACTTTCGCACTTATCTTGCTCTGGTTCTTTGGTCTCAGGAAGCCTGCAATGTGGTCATAAGTATGCTTGACCTTAGTGCAGGCTTTTCCGCTCCAGTTTTGGTCATACGAATAAAAATAACTCGTATTGCCCTCACCGGTGCAGATGGCTATGTGACCCCAGCCGCCATTCAACGTGCCTGACCATATCGCTACATCACCCTTTTTCGGCACGAAACTTGGTGTGTTCTTTACCTTTGTGAAATTCGCTTTCAGCCAATTGTTCTTATCGAATAAATCCCAAAAATGGTGTGCGTCATACCAGAAATTCTTGATACCTGAGCCGAAGACCTCGTTGAAATATGCCGTTGCAAGGTCTACACACTGTTTGCCTGCTGCACCGTCATAGTTAACAGCTACACCATTGTGCTTCTTGATAAACTCATCATATGTCATTTTCTATTCCTCACTTTCGTTTGTATCCACTTTGTTTTCAACTGTGATTTTAAGTTTGTGTACTATCTTCACCAAGAATGACGGCAATGGTATACCTATCACCGCAAGATTTTCCAAGATAGAAATACACTCGTTGATTATAAACCATATCGTCACGATAAGACCAAAGTAAAAGCTGACGTTTACTTCAATGCCTATCTGTGAAAGTCCTGAGATAAAGAGCCAATCAAGCACGCCTGACACCGCCACCACAAATATGTAGCCGACCTTTTTGAAAAGCCCTTTAAGACCGACACGGCTTGACAACTCGCCCCTATTCCATGCTTTCCACATACCTGTAATGTAGTCAATGATCATCACAAGCACCAGAATGACTATAGGTATCGCCATAACACGGAAATACGCTGACAGCCCTGCGGCTATTGCTGATATGATTATTTTTGTTGTGTTTTCTTTCATTACTGTTCCTCACTTTCGTATGTTTGTCCCGTGATCTCTTCGTACTCCTCCGCCGTTATCCACTTGCCGACGGCGGTGTGCACCATAGCAACCGACCACAAACGGCTGTCATAGTATCTCTTGACCTTTGTATAGTTTTTACTCATCGCTGCCCACCTCATTCAGCTCTACGCCACTGAGCATAGCCAGAAAATCAACGTTTGCCTTTATCCTGTCTATCTCAGTGACCTTTGGTTTGTTGAAATTATCTTCCGTCAGCCCCATGCTCTCAACCATAGATTTTTCTAAATCCGTCATGTTGTGCCTCCCACTTCTGATAGTTTCACGATATACTCTTCTTCTGACGGAACGGGTATGCGATAACTGTCACCATTGCTGTTTTTGAATGTCACTGAACCTCCTGCTTCTACCTCGATATTCCGCAGGAAATCATCTGGTATCATGGTTGATATGTCCGTTACGATTGGGGATTCCAATTCGTAATACAGCATTACACCTGACATTGCCTGCTTGAACGCTGCGGCGTCGGTGTAGGACGTATCGTTGACATAGATATACCCGTTAACGTTCGAGGTAGCTGATATGCCTGTTATATTGGTTTTGCCCCACGATTCATTTTGCGTTTTTGTCGAATATCTTGGACATATGAAGTTTGGTGCAATGCCATAGCTTTTTGTCAATTTTTTGCCCAGCTAAATGATGTGTTTTAAATGACACAGATTCACCACTTGTCCAATCCAGCGTTCCTAAATCAACGCTGCTCACGCACTGAACGTATCGTTTATTTTCATAATCAACATAGTTCTTAGCCGTTCCTGCCGACCAGCCGTAGCCAGGCAGTGCCTTGATAGCTTCGGGGATTTGGTGAGTGGTATCGCCCACAGAGACCTCTTCCGTGCCTGCACTAATAATCTCACCTGCATTATATGGATAGTAGTCCGCAGGGAACATTTTCTCAAATTCTTCCACGCTTGCAGGCTCGTTGCCTGCACCAAACATTTGGGTTAAATCAAAAACCTGAATTTTAATTTTAACATCATTGAAAACTGTGCCGACCGCAAAACCACTAGCTCCAGTAGCCTTGCCTAGTGAAATTTCATGTTGTGTCTGATTATAAATCGCAGTTGATGAGCCACTGGTAATTGCAGGGGTTGAATTGCTTCGATTCAGAAAACCGAATTTCATACTTATGCTGTCAGGATTGTTCAGAATCAGCAGTTTGAATGCATATTTTCCTATCTTGTTCTGCTCGGGCGTGACATCTCTAAAATTGATGTATGATGCTGTTGTAGTTCCATTCAAGGTAATTGTTCCGTCAGAATCAGCGGTTGCAGTAATGCCATTGTTGATTTCTTTTCTTGGTTGAAAATTTTGGTTAAATATGATCGACCTGCCACCAATATTTTTCACGCTCATCAGCTTTGCCCCTGTAGGCACTGTCTTTGCATATGCCGTATCTGTATCGGTTTCAAATTTATGTGTTATGCCGTTGCCCATGTCATACAACGCATTTACACGCCTTGTCAGTTCCTTGTCCGTCAGCTTTATGTTAGATATATCAGCTGTATTCTCGGCAATCTTTGCAACTGCAGTCACATAATCATCTGGCAAACTGTCAGCCACGGATTGTGCTGTCTGTGCGGCGGTTTCAGCGGCTGTGCGGTCCTCTGCGACCTTAGTGGCGTTTTCTGCCACTGTAGCCTTATCAGCTGTGACCTGTTCAGCCATATCCTGCACCGCCTGCCTGTCTGCCGTAGTGCTGTCAGCGCAGGTCTTGGCGGTTTTAGCGTAGCCTGCCGTTATGGTCTTGTCGGCTTCGGTTTGCTGTGCTGCCGCTGATGCCTGCGCTGCGGATATTTTAGCAGCGTTCTGTGCAGTGACCGCCTGCTGACGTGCGGTTTCTGCACCCTGCATGGCGGTTTCTGCCTGCGTTGCAGACGTTTCAGCAGATGTCTTTGCGGTTTCGGCACGGCTTGCCGCCTGCACTGCGGTATTGGCTGATTTCTCTGCGGCTGTGGCAGATTTTTTTGCGTTCTCTACCGCCGTAGTTGCCGTGTCTGCGGCGGTGACGGCTGTCTGCATATCTGCGTGCGCCTGCCTGCCTATGGCATCTATGCGGTCTAGTGCGTCCATAGCCACATCAGGTGACGGTACTGCATTATTGCCGATAGCCGCACCTATTCGCAATCTGAATATGCGTGATTTTTTCAGCAGGATATATTCCTGCCCTGACAGCTTCTTCGCTGCTATCTGACAGCTGACTGTCTGCGCTGAACGTAAGATATCTGCGGTAGGCGTCCACTGTCCGCCTGTGATATCGACCTCATACGTCACACCGTCGCCATAGTCGATAGTCAGCACATAGCGGTCTGCACCGTCTATCTCCATGCCCTCGACCAATACGGTTCTTGCATTAGTTTCACCAACATAGCCCAGTAGGGCTGTGCTTAGGGTTACGTCATAATCTGCATTTAATGTTATTGTCATTTAATTACCCCTCTATGCTATCACGATATAGTCTACACGATATGTTCCGGCAGGCACGCTGACTGTACTAGAGCCAGCGGACGGCCCCATGCAAATAACCGCATTGTATTTACCATTGAATTTAGCTACATGAACGCAGAAATTCTGATATGGCGTCGGTGTATCGTCCTGTCGGAGAGTGACAATTATCTGTGCAGGGTCGCCGTCTATATCCAGTGGTACTGCCACAGTAGGCGTTGCTGATGATACAACCTGTGTAGCTGTTTTATGCTGGATTATTGTCTGATCTAACTCGTTTACAGCCGTCTGCACTGCTGTCAGTGCGTCCACAAATGCCTGTCTTACCTGCCTGCCCTCAAATGCTGTTGATACAGTTTCTATAAAAGATGTAAGGTCTATGTTTGCCATAAATTTGCCCCCTTTTTTAATTCAGTGTGTGATTTTCTGTCGAGATGCTCTTGCAGTAAATTTCGCCTGTTTTTCCAAGACAAAATATAGCAGGCTTGCTGTTCTCATCACAAAGAGTTAAACTTCCGTCTTCCGTACTTAGCGTAAACGTCTGTCTTTCGCCATTATATCCGAATACCGCACCTGCCTGTATGACAACGTGACCACTTATGCTTGCGTTGTCAATGCGTATTTCCAATGGACTAATTCTAACTGTCCATTCGTTATGTGACAGCTGAATGGCACTGGTAGTTTCACTAGATGTCTGTAGATTGATAGTTCCACCTGTTATATCTGCTGATTTTGACGACAGTCTATTGGCAACAACTGTTCCGTCCTCAGATACCGAAAAGGTGCCTGAGCCGTTATTTATCTTCAAACCTGTCAGGGTCAGGGCGGTTATAAAACTAGCCACCAAATTTCCGTCGATAGTCCACGCATTCGTATATGGTCCGTCTTTTGCAGAACCACCGTCGGCTTGCCCAGCCTTTTTTGCCAATTCAGGCGTCCAAAATCCTAAACCTTTATAATTCAGCTGAATGCAGGATTTACAGGTGTTTATATCAGCCGTGTCCATGATCAGAATGCGCTGAGGCTTCTCAGACGGGTCGAGTATAACGTGACCGCCCTCTGCACCTGTAATCAGTTTTGTGGCATTTTCTATCTTGCTGTCTATGACCTGTCTGTTCCTAAACTCTGAGTTATCTATAGCAGATTGCAGGCTTTGTGTTTTCGCTGTCATAAAGCCCGAAAGGGTTTCAAATCGGTCGCCGAAGGTCAACTGTGAAGCCTGCGGATTGTCAAGGTCTATGGATATGCCCACAATGCGCAAATCCTCGTCTATGCCCATAAGGCTATTTTTTACTCTGTACCAACAGCCGAGTTCAAACTGCTCAATGTGCTTGTCTATTCTCGAGAGGTCGAGTGCTGTTATTTGATACTGCACTTTCGCACGATTAACAGATTTAAGATACTCCTTACCCTTGCTAAGAAGATTGCTTGCAAGTGTCACATCGTCCCATATCTGCGTACCGCTTATAATGCCGTACTTTGCGACCAAAGAACTGTCTTCTATGTAGTCCTTGCCGCCATTCACAGTGCCGATGGTCAACCGCTTTTCGCTGTCTGTAAGCTTTGCGCCGAGAGGGTAAAGACGTGTTATGACCGCCGTTTCATCGACTTCTCGTGATATGGTTTTAAGGTTGACCGCAAGCTCTATGGTGGTGTCTGTGCCGTGCCCGATATGTTCCAGATAGTCTATATACACCTTTCCGTCTTTATCACGAAGCTGTATCTCACCACCGAATTTTCCTATAAGCTTGTCGGCAATGACGTCCATTGTCTTGTCCCAATTTGCAGTATATGTGTAGTTGTTGCTTGCCGTAACAGTGACCTGTCCCAGCTCTATACGTTTATCATCACCGACCTGCGCATTGTGTTTAGAAATGAATGACGCTAGCACTGTACGAATGCCTACCATTTTGTATTCAACATACGGCTGAACGCTGTCATAAAGCCAGCCTAAACGCCCCTCGCAGGTGACTTTGCGGCATATCAGACCTCTCTCATCCATGCTGTCAGGACACTTTAAGACCCTGCCTATAAAAACGTCCTTGTCAGTACTTTCATCATAGATCTTGACAGCCGTTGTAAGCGGCTTCAAGAGGTCATACCCTGCATTGTTCGGATATATGGTAAAACTGAAACTATCCACAGCGTTGATAGACTTTGCAACCTTGCCGCCTGATATGCGGTCTGTGCCGTCGCTGTGTATGATAGTGTTTTCAGCTCCGTTTGTTATCGTTACTATGAACATCAGAGTGCCTCCTCATAAAGTTTGAGCGTGAGTGTACCGAAACCATACGCCGCAAGAGTATTCACACCAGGCTGTAAAATCAGCTCGTCAAGGTCGAATTCTTTCTCCGTGTTGCGATATACACTTGCGCTTATTTCTTCGCCATTGAGCGCAAAATAGGTGAAGCCCACACTCTTTGCATCATCCTTTGAGCGCTTGTAAGAAAGGCGTGGGCGTATGGGTCTATCAGCATATGAATAAACTTTCAGGGTCGCAGGAGGTGCGTATCGTGTCTGTTTGACCGCTGTCAGCGATATATCCGTCAAGTTCAGATAATCGGTCTCAAAATTGAAGCTGTCAAAGCCGATATCTGAGTAATCATCAGAACGTAGGAAAGGATACGTTTTGAAGTTCACTGTCAGATCAGCGGTGCGCCGTGAAGTGAACTCAAATGCGGAGGTATCAAACACAGCCGTTGCCCCCACAAAGTGATAGTCCGTCAGAAAGCTTATCCTCAGCTCACCCTTTGCTCCGCTGAGCCAGCGGACAACATCACATTTTCTGTGATAAAGTTCGTTTTCATCTTTTGCAGAAAGGCTGAATTTTATCGTGATATCACGCTGTTTGTACGTCCTTTCTCCTGCCATTTTTGAAAAATCATAAAAGCCGTTCATAAATGGCAAAGTGGCTTCTATTCTGTTTTCCTCCGGCTGAGATATTTGAACGCCGTCCTTTTGGATAACCAAATAGAAATCGGTGGACTTCTTGCCACCAAATTCTATATATTCACTAGGCACTTGCAAGCCTCCTTTCGTTGCTTGTGACCCTCTCACCTAGTTTTCCGTCCACCCTTGACGTGAGCTTGTCACCGTCAAGATAAATGTTTCCTTGCTGTGCAAGCTGTGGGAAGTAGGTCTCTAAGAGGGCGATGATCTTGTTCATTGTATCATTATCGCCGCTATTCACGCTCTTTTCAGGAAGTGCTGAAAAGCTTGGCGGTATGATATCCGTATCCATAAGCGGTTGCAGTGACCTGTTGAACTGCATTGTGATAGTGTCCTCATTGTCAGCAATGCCCTTTGCGAACAAGTCCATCATGTCAGGCGCAAAGGTGTGGAAGTTTGAAAGAGGACCTTTGTCAGGCTCAGAAAAGCCAAGAAAGTCTTTAACGCTTGAAGCTACGTCACATACAGTGTCTTTAAGGCTCTGCCACTTCTCCTTTATGCCGTCTATAAACGCCTGTATCATATCTGAACCCCACTCCTTAAAATCGTTCCACTTGCGTGAAAACCAGTCTGTAAGGTCAAGCAGTTTGTCTGATAAAGCGTCTGATACAGGTGCAAAAAAGTCCACCATACCTTGTGCAATTCCCTTGACAATTTCAACAGCTATAAGTATGCCGCTGGCAAGAATATCAGGAAGATTTTTTACTATCTCTTTGGTTAGGGTAAATACTATTTTAAATGCTGCTTCTGTAAGCTTTTTAGCTGTATCACTATCAGAAAGTGACATTGCTAATGTATCAATGATTTTGACAGCGCCGTCAACAATAAGATTAATATTGTTGGCTAATGTTTCTGCTATTGTTACGATTATCTGTGTAGCACATTCGATTATCGCAGGTAAGCTGTCAAGTATAGCCTGCAATATCAATGGCATTTGCTGCTTTATCGCTTCTGTAAGGTCTGGTAAAATAGTTGGCAAAGCCTGTGCAATAGTGGTTATGATAGTTGCCAACGCCTGCACAAGAGGACCTGTGTTCTGGATAAGCGCCGTTGCAATAGTTGTAACGGCTGTTATGACCGCCTGTGTTATCGTGTCGATGTTATCAGAAATACCTTTTACAAGTGCCTGAAATATCTGCGCGCCTGCTTCTATAAGCTGTGGGAGCAGGTCGCTCACAAGCTGAGGAAGCTCGGCTGCTATGTCAGGAGCCAATTCACTTATGAGCGTTGTGACCCCTGAAAGAGCCTGCTTTATGACAGGCATAATGTTCTTTGCAAAGGTCTTTACTGTGTTTACCATTTCCTTGATGAGATTTTTCAGGTCAGCGTTTTTGTCGCCCATTCCTGCCATAAGGTTTGCCCACGCTGCTTTCACAGAACCAAGAGAACCGGAAACTGTTGTTGCCGCTTCTTTGGAAGTTGTACCGGTGATGTCAAGGTCGGTCTGTACCTTATGGATAGCCTCTATCATTTTGTCAAATGACACGCTGTTGACGGTCTTTTCATCGACCTTTATCGAATCCCCGAGCACGCCTGAATCGTTGATTAGCCTTGCCATTTCCGCCTGTGTACCGCCATAGCCCAATTTTAAGTTATCGAGCATGGTATAGTTCTGCTTTGCAAAGCCCTGATAAGCGTTCTGGATAGAAGATATGTCAGTACCCATTTTATTGGCATTGTCCGACATATCCACCATTGCTTCATTGGCTATCTTAGCCGCCTGAGCTGTATCACCGCCCAAGCCTTGCAGAAGTGACGCAGAAAAGCTTGTGACGTTCTGCATATAGTCATTAGCCGATATTCCTGCGGTCTTGTATGCCTCACTGGCGTACTTTACGATAGTATCGGCGTTATCCTTGAATAGCGTTTCAACGCCGCCTATGTTCTGCTCATAGTCCGCATATGCGCTCGCAGAGCTTTTGACTATAGCGCCTATGCCTGCGCTTGCTGCCGATATAGTTGCTATACCAGCTTTTGCGGCAAGTGCAAAGCCCTTTTTGATAGTGCTTCCAAAACCTGAAACGACCTTGCCGCCAAGAGAACTTCCAAACTTGTGACCATCGGGCATACTATCCCCGAACGCTCTTCTCAGCTCTGATGCAAGCCCTTGCATAGACGGAACTATCTGCACATATGCCTTGCCTAGCTGTGTGCCGTTTTCTTCTGCCATGTTAGCCCTCCTTTCCTAAGATTTTTCTTCTTGCTTTCTCATAATCCTCGCCGCTTCGGAACGCTGTTATCTCACTGTCGCTCTCGCTTTTACCTATAAGCTTTTCAGCTATTGACTGCGGTACGTTCACGCCTCTTTGTCCGTCCTTTGTCTGCGACCAGCATATCCATTGCAGGCGGTCAAATATCAGTGCAAGCAGTATTTCAGAAAACGAACCGCCAACATCATTAAGCTTACGTTTGACCCGTGATGAACTGTCAAGACCACAAAGAAAAGTCGCCACCTTTCGTGCAGGTAGCGACTTAAAGTCGTATATGTGATAATACTGCGCCATATCGCAATCAAGCTCATCAGGATAGCGCTCCATGACAGCGGCAAGGACTAGGAGTTTTTTGTCTTAGGTGTCTGGAAGATCTCCACGATCAACTTTGTTATCTCTTTAGCCGATACATAGCCGCACTTTTCTCTTATCTTCTCGAAAGCTTTTTCTTTCTTGCTTCCCAAAGCGGCATCCACCACTTTGACATATGCAAGGGGGTCGCCCTGTTCACACTTACCGACAGCTTCGATAAACTCATAGTCGTCAAGGGTCTTCTCCTCTATTTCAAATTCAAAACCGCTTTCTGTCTTTCCTGTCAGCATAGGTTATTCCCCTTTCTTCATGTACTCATAGTGCGTATTGCCGTTTTCATCAGGTGTGGCTGTGATAGTCAGCTCATAGCCGATAGGCTCATTATCCTTATAGGTGATGTCAGATATCTCCGTCACCTTGCCGAACGGAACGACCATTCTTTTCAGTACGTTATTTTTCAGTATCATATCAAATACGAACGCCTGATCTTCATGCTCGGCACTGTTTACCTTGATGGTCAGACCCGTGTCAAGATCGCCCGAAACGTTGCTGCCATTGTAGACAGTTTTCAGCACATCTGTATTGGTACATTCTATCAATTTGACCTTGAAAGTGTCCGTCTTTTCTGTCTGTGGTGTGTCTACGATATCTCCACCCCAGGCTTTGATGTTTTCAGTAGAAATGCCAGAACTGTTTGTTACACCGTCCTCTGAGCAGTAGCCCAGGCTTTTGAACGCTGCGTCAAGTGCTGTTGTTGCATCCGTCGGCAGTGTAGATCCTGTGACCGCTGTGAAAACCGCTCCGCCTACCTTTGGCTTGCCTGTTGATACGTTATCTTTATTGTTTGCCATAGTATTATCACTCCTCGTAGTAGGTTACATCGAATACCGCCTGATAGCGGTATCTCTTCGTTTCTGTGTCTGTATAGTTGTAGTCTGACGTGCACGCACAGCGACATATATTGCCCTTTGACACGCTTTCAGACATAGCCTTTTTAACTTTTGCGTTAAGTTCTGCCGCCCCGTATAGGCTCGCTGAGTAGCTCTGAACGGCTATGGTGGCAGAGATGATAAAATCATTCTCTGCCGAGCCTAGCTTGTCGATAAGCACATACTCTTTTGGTGGGTTTTTAGGTTCTTCAAGATAAACTGAAACGTCAAGCTTTGCCCCCAGCCAGTCAAGAATTATCTTCTCTATCACTTGCAAAGCACCGCCTTTAAAAGTGTGTTATTTCTAAGATTAGCACGCTGAGCCTTCTTTGTCTTAGCCTTGACGATAGCGACCTTACGGCGCATTTTCGGGTATCTTGTCCATGTGATAGTATACGCTTTATGCCCCGTGCCAAGACGTTGAACGGCTCTGTCAGCATAGCCCTTTACCATGTTTTCAACAGGTGCAGAGCAGAGAAACGCCGCAACTGCGTTATGGTCAAGTTCTATCTTAACTTTACTCATAGCGTTCCACCTTTACTTTCTTGTTCCAACTGAGCGGCAAATTTTCTTCAATGCCCTCTGTTGGAAGCCCTATGGTGCGGAATTTTCTGCCGAAGAACTCGACCTCTGTGTCTTCCCAAATGTGTGTATCTCCTTTTGGTATCGCAAGAGTGTAAGCTATGCGTTTGCCCGATAAGTTAAGCTCGTTTACAACGTCCTCTGCGGACGGCTCGCCCACAAGCACGTTTTCGACAACTTCCTGAGATACCTCATATGTAGGTCTGTTGAAGTCGTCAATACCTGTCTGCGTTCTTACAGAAAGCTTAACAGGTATGCCTTTGATATTTAATCTCATACATCATATACCTCCATAGCTCCGTATCTCTGCCGCATAACGCCCAGTTCTTTCAGCTCGTTTCTGAGGAAATACAGCTGCTGTCCTGCGTTGAGATATGTCATTGATACTGAGTAGCCCATAGCCGATTGTGAAGCCTGCGAAGTCGCAGGAGAGCTGTCCGCAATGGTGTCTACAGCTCTCAGCGTGGCACGAACTATGATATCTTTTGCCACAAGTTCTACGTCAGGTTCATCAGCTATCATAATGTCAAGATCTTTGCCATATTTCTTGCAGGCAGTTGAAAGCTTTGCGCAGGCGACAGGCAGCAGAACCGCCGCCTTTTCCTGCTCCTCAGCCGTGAGCTTTCGACCAAGCCTTATAACGTCCTCAATAGTTGCGTACTCTGCTGCCATTTATGCCGCCCCCTTACTTAGCTGCTGACTGAATGACAGCGAATGCAGACTTGTCAAGAATGCCCCAACCGAGATATGTCTCCGCTCTGATGTATACCTGATTGTATCCCTGGAGATCCTGTCCACTGTTGTCAGGATCGCCGTACTCGATGACTTTAAGCGGAATTTTCTTTGAGTAGCCCCACTTGAACGCCGTTTCAAAGTCGCCAACGATCGCAAGATCTTTGCTGGAGTTGAATGAAACTGTATTGTTTGTCACGGTCTGAATGCCGTTCATAGAAGTCGGTGCATTGCCCCAAGCAAGGTCAGGATAAATCTTTCTGCCGCTTGTATCCACCATTTTCGCAAGGTCAGCTCTAAACGACGGAGCCATTGTAAGACCTGAAATATCATACTCGTTGTCCTGCACCGCAGCGATAGCCTCCTCAATAAGAGCGTCAGATGTCTTTGGTGACGTGCCGTCCTGCTTTATCACAGTTACGCCGTTGTCGAAATGGTTTGTACCTATAAGCGTAGAAGCTGTCTTGGCCCTTGGATTAACACCGTGGAAAGCCATGATGTCAAGACCTCTTGCGACCTTCTTCGCAAAGCCGTCTGAGAAGTTTCTGAGGATATTGATCTGCTCCTCATCGCTGGCGTAAAGAAACTCGTCTGAAATTCTTGCGCCGTATTCTACCTTGAGAGGGATTATCTTCACAGGGTCAAGGGCAGCGCTACCTCTTGTCTTTTTGCCGTTCTCAGCCACAAGGTCTACCTCATCGTCCATAGTGAAGATGAACTCCTTCTGACCGTTGAAGGGGATAGGTGTCTGAGCGCAAAGCGCGGCAAGGGATGACTTGCCCTTTACCTTGTCGAAAAGCTCCTTAACGAGTACCGGGTCGAAAAGAGTACCCTTTGAAATTACGTCTGCCATAAATATTACTTCCTTTCTTTACTTTATAAGACCTGCAAGCAGCGACTTATATGCCGCATTCTTGCCGTCTGCGTGATTGTGTTCTGCGTGACCAAGAGGGGCTGTCTGCTTTTTGCCGATAAACTTTGCAAATGTTTCAGCGTCCTTCTTGATAGCTTCTTCTGTATCTCCCGAAAGCTTGTTTGCAAGCTCATAAGGGATACCGTTTTCGTGGGCAATTCTCATTTTAACCGAGCTGGTCTCGTATGCCTTGTTCTTAGCCGTGAGGTCTGCGATAGCTGTATCCTTTTCCGCAAGCTTGCCTGTAAGGTCGGTGATCTTGCCGTTAAGGTCGGCTGTCTTTGTCTTGAAGTCGTCAGGGGAAATATAACCCTCAAACTGTTTCTTGACTGTATCCGTGTTGCGGTCGAGCCTTGCCTTTATCGCATTGTCGAAGGCTTCCTGTGTTGTTATAGCTTCAAATTCTGCCATAGTGTTTCCTTTCCCCGCTTTACCCTGCGGTGTAGGTGATATATAATAAACTGTTACCAGCTTATTTTCTGTACTTTCTTCTTCTCTGATGAATTTGCACACGCCCAGTGAGCAAGCACTACTGCTTCAAGCAGTGATATGTCAGCACCCTCAAGAATTGAGGTATAGCCAAAGCCACCACCTGAGCTTATCGCTCTGTGTTCACAGTTTGCAATGACCTGTTCAAGGGACGGCTGATCTGCGTGACAAATATTCTGTGCGAATACCCCTCGCTCAAAGCCTGCTGACGAAGTGATCACATCAGCGACTTTCGGCAGGATAGGTTTGCGCTTGATACCTGCGTTCTTCATATCTGCCGCAAGCAAAGACTGTCCGTTCGCTCCGTCAATGACGGTTTCACGCATATGCGGATTGCGCAGGTATGCGATTATCCAGCCGTTCCCCTCTCTTACAGGGCGGCAGTCGATAGCCTCGACAAATATCTTGCCGTCGGTTGTTTTTGCAGCGACAGCCAAAGATACGTTATCCGTGACCTTTGCATACTTAATGCCGAAAAACAACTCTCTGCTGATATCGGGCTTGCCTGCGATACAAAGTGCCTGCCACTCTCCTTTGCTTATAGCCGACTTTTGATTGTAGGTCAGCCATAAACCTAAACGCTGGATATTATCATCAACCTGGTCGTCTTTCGGGTCGCCAAGCTCAGAGCGTATCTTACGTTCAGTGAGGATAGTGCCTAAAGACGGGTTAGTGGCATACCACAGTTCAGGGTCATGTGCGTTTGCGATCTTTGGCACAGACCATTCAGCCCAGCCGTCGTCACCGCCTTTTCCCGATATCGTCTTCTGCCGGTACTTTGTGAAAACTGTGCCGGCAGACACCATTGTTGGAGGTGTTCCACACATCAATGTCTGAGGATTTCGGCTATCTGTGACGATATATTTTAGGGCTGTTTCTTGGTCGGTGGTGTATTCCTGCGCTTCGTCAATGATGAGCAGGTCATAACCCTCACCAAGTCCACCTTTTGAAGAACGTGTTCGGAAATTGATGAGACCGTCGCCTTTTAGCCACTCGATACGTTCAAGGCCAAACTGTTTTGTAGTCTTGAAGTCCTCTTTTTCAAGAAAGCCCATTTTTGTGATAAGGTCGATGATCTTCTCCCATGCCGAATGTGATGTTGTAGTTCGGTGGGCGGTGTAAAGAACACGCTCGCCATTTTGCAGACCATAGATTGCACGCATGATAAGCAGCTCTGACTTGCCGTTACGTCTTGGTATCGACCAGCCGAACTTCATGTGTTTCCACAATCCCTCATCGTCCACCGCCATGATGTCATAAAGCATTAGCTCCTGCCATTCCTGTGCGGTGCGTCCCGACTTGTTGTACATTGCGATAGCCTCATTGCCTTTGGTCTGCTCATAGGGCAGCACTACCGATATGGTGGGGGTCTGCCTGCCGACTCTCTTATCCTCAATAGTGGATTACCTCCTTTTAGGTACGAAAAAAGCACCCGTTAAGGTGCTAAGTTTGATATTTACTTTGTCGATTTGACCTTTTCAGCATTGGATAAAACTATACTCAATGACCTTTCGCAGCGTATCAGTGCCGCAACATAATCAGCATTATCCTTTATCTTCTGGATTTCAGTTCTGATGTTCTCAATATCACTCTTAGCTCTCCGCAGCTGCCATATTGTATCCCGGTCAAGTGCCATAATATCCGTCCTTTCTGATTTTGGGTATAAAAATACCGCCTCGCCGTAGCGGAGCGGTAAGATCTCTAGTAATTAAGCGAACTCGGTAATTTAATATCTTTGATGATCTCTTTGCTTACTTTCATTCGTGATATATGAAAAGCACTTTTACAATCGTTGCACCAAATATCGCCGCAGCCATTACCGTTTGATATTTCTATCAATCTGTAATCTGTATTCTCGCTTCCACAGTAAGGGCATTTTCCTGCATTATGTGATCGTACTATATTTGTTACATTGTCAAGCCATTTCATAATATCACCTCTTCTTGATCATGTTATAGAATATGCTCTCAAACCTGTATGCCTGCTTTTCCATGACATCTAAATTTTGTTGTGCAAAATTTTTACCATACTTTTTCAACTGCATAACGTGACACTTTTCGTGAAGGATAGTTTTGAGCAATTCTTCTTCCGAAGAAAAAGCACTAGGAAAGAGGTCTATCCTTCCAATATTATTGTAATCTGTTGAACCGTAGAACGGCAGTGCCAAAAGTTTTTCGGAACGTTGTATTTTGAATGTTATTCCATTAGTATCAATAGAATATTTTCGACATAAAGACAACACTTCTCTTTTCTGCATTGGCACACGAAGTTCAGAGAAAGCACCTATATTTTGTTCTCGCCGGTCAAGCTTTCTTCCTACTCCCATTATACCACTTTTCGCAGAATTGTCAACCATTCTTGCAGGCTGTCTTGAACCGGCTTTCTTCATCTGCTCAAGCTCTTCATCTGAAACGTTCCACTTGACCTTGCTCCACACGTTTTGTGCCTTTCTGCCGTTGAGGTATGTAACAGTACAGCCGCAGTTATCATGCCTGCGGTAAACATCTTTTGGAACATCTTCGGGATAGTGATATTTACCTGCAAGCTTTGAACACCACTTACAGCAGCCACCGTGATCGTTGCGGATAATGTAGCAGTCCAGTCCTGCATTAGAACGAAACTTCACGTTTTTTTGAACATAGTCGTTGTAAAAACTCTCGGTGATGTTCTGCGCCGGAGCTGTCATTCGCCGTATCATCACTTCTTCTGCAATATCCGGTGCAGAAGCCGCATTGACTACCGCCTGCACACGCTCGGTAGGGAAGGCAGCCTGCTGAGGTGTGATGTTTATGCCCGCTGTTTTGTCAAGTGCCTTTTGGCATTCTGCGGCAGCGGAGTTTATAACATCGTAGTTGTCCTTGAGCACGCCCGTGAGTATGGTATCGGCGATGTTGTAGTACATCTTGCCGCCAGGCAAGGCCGCTACGTTGACGTGTGCACCGATAGCCTGAGAGGCTCTAAATCCGAGCTGTTTCGATAGCAGGGCGACTTCTTCCATTTTTGCAGTGCCGCCCTCTATTTTCTTCAAAACAGATTGTATATGCTTGTCAGCTCTGCACCTGCTTTGAAACTCAGCACGGATTTTTTTAAGCAATTCTGCACCGATATCAGCCATTGTTTTCGCCCTCTATGCCTGTGAGCTGACGGATGCCCTTTGCACCCAGATAGTCAGGAACAGCCTGATTTATCTTCAAGATAGCATCGCCCACACCCGAGAGTGCGGCAGAGTCAGGTTCGAAAATAGGAAGCCACTGCGGTTTGATGTCACTGAAAGCATAGCGCATATATGCCGTGTTATCACGAACGCAGGCGGCAAGATACGCCACGTTTAGAAAACCACTACCGAACGTCCTCTGCGCCTTGCGTGCGGTAAGTCTAAGATTTTCGTGCGCTGCTCTGATCGCTTCACAGCTGGCAGGATTGGACGTTGCAAAGCCCAAGTCATCAAGGGTCAGCCCTGTTTCTCCAGCAAAAAGAGAAGCTATAGATTTAAGCTGTTCAGAGTATGGTGACATGGACTGCTGCTGAAACTGTCCGACTGTAGGATTGCCGCCGTCATCATCTTTGGTGATAGTCAGCAGTGAGGACATTGTTGCACCCCATTTGTCCATTTTCTCGGCATCATCCGAAAGACCGAGTATATATTTTTGTGGGAAGCTGTAAAACTCGGCTGATACTTCCGACCGCCTGAGCGTTCTCATAGCTTCCTGCACAAGCTCCATACACGCCCTTGATATCCTGCTGTGACCGAAAGGACGAACAGCGTCAGGACGGTATATGATAGGCACAAGCAGGGGATAAGGCGCAGGATTGTCATAGATCTCAACATCATAGCCTCTGCGATATATCTCTGTCTGTTCGGCGGTGAAGTAGGCTTCAATGGTGGGGTTGAAATTGTTATCCCTATCAAGCACTGCATAGCCCTCTCGGAGCATATTCGTGATAGGGTCGATAATGCCAGTAGCGTTACTGCCATCAATGACCTGCAAGCGTGGATAGCCTGTTTCATCAGCCGAAATATACACAAAACAGCAGGAGGACACCAATGCTGAGAGAATAGCAGAATCAAAGAACACGTCACGATTATTGTTGTCAAATATCTCGTTGACGTAGAAAGTGTTGTCTTCGAAACTGTCAAATACTATTCTGTCCGCAAGGGTATCAACAGCCTTTGCACACCAGCCTAGCACAGGACGCATCCAGTTATAGCTTGGTGGTATCATTTTGCCCATGTCAGTAAGGCCGTTCTTCATGTGATAGTAGTCATAGCGCACATTGACCCTCGAAGCCTTTGAGGAAAGCTTCTTTTTCAAATATGCCATGCCTTTGTATTCACTCATCTTGTATATCCTTTCCAATTATTTCAATCCTGCGAGAAATATAAGCAGTGCGGCGGTGAAGGTCTTTTTTGACCTCAAAAGGGGGCATACCCCCCATATTGTTAATAATTTGTTAAAAGTTCTTCCAATCGTAACATTGTGGTAAAATTCGGTTGGAAATCAGGTCAAGAGACTGGTCAAACACCTGTTTTTCCACCAATTTGTCAGATTTCTGGCGATTACAACACCAATGTGCCAACTGCAAGTTTGAAATGTCCGAAGGATGACCGCCTTTTGCGATAGGTATGATATGATCTATGCAAGCTGACAGTGGGTGCGGATATTTCAATGAAAAATCAACAGGTTTTCCACAGATACCGCAGACTGTTTGGGTAGCATATATCTTTTTCTTGTTGATACGAAACTGTGTTTGATGTGAGCCGTTTCGGTCTGGTCTTGGTACTGGCATTGTATACCTCCGTGCAACGCAAAAGACACCCCATAGGAGTGTCTCTTGTGAAAATATTATAAGGAGTTTTGTAAATGGTGGAGCAGATGTTGAGCTGGCTCGCTCTCGACCTGCATACACCGCCCGAAGCCCGAAAGCTTGGCGGCGGTTCAAACATTATGTTGTTGGCTTTGTCGGAAAACCAACTGACCGTATGGAACAGAACGCAAGCTCATGCACTCACGTTCTGTATAGCCCCTTATGGGGCTTAGAAAATTGGAGGCGACTTCAATGAAAGTACAAGTCTGAGGTACATCTACACTTTCCTCAGTTTAAATTATAACATAGTGAAAAGTCACAAACGTCACATTTATCATGTTTTTTGCAAATATCTTTGTATACGCATTTTGATACAGCTCTCTGACATTCTTCCACCGCTCTCCTGCATAGCTATCTGCAAGTACGTCTTACCCTTGATGAATTTCAGCACGAACATTCGCCGTGTCTGATAGTCCTCTATTCCCTTGATAAACTCCTCAACAGCCCTCTGCTCACGCTCTAGCCGTGCCTGCTCACACAGCAGTGAAAGTGTATCGCCACTTGGCAGAAAGCCGTCTATGCGTGTGCTGTGTGGTGTGTAAGACGGCGGAGTGCATACGCTGATACTGTCGGCAACGTACTTACCCGAAAGCTCTGCCTTGATGTCCTCAATGGCTGAGGCGTTCCTGCGGTAGGCTTTCAGGCGTGACATGGTCATTGGGTCAGCCATTAGCAACACCGTCCATTTTAATACCGATACCATTCACGTCAACAGCCGTATCAGCAACACCGAAAATAACCTTGCCTATTGCTGTAGATACGTCACCCTTGTGATAATTGTCTACGGTCATCTTGAATCCCATTCCTGATATCGTTACCTTATCCTCCACCAGATTGACAGCCCTGAAAACCTTGCCGTGCATAGCATTTTCATACACACCATGCAACTTTTCCAGCTTATCCTGACTAACTCCAGCTTCCCACAGAATGGACGAAAGTTTATGTTCGTCAATTGTCGGTATCTCAGTTTCATGAGCATTTTGGTCAACAAATGTGGAAATCTTGTCATTCACAGTAGTGATAAGATCATAGTCAAGTTCATCGCCCACAACACTTGTGAGAATATCCTTGAAAGTTTCCTTTTCGTTCTGACAGGTCATTGAGAACTCGCAACCAAGAAGCTCTTCAACAACGGAAGTGTTCGGCTTTTTTGCATTTTTCGTGTAGTAAAGCACGCCGTTGATATCTGGTGCACGGTCATTGAAAAGAGGAAACAAAAAGCCATCGCTTGGAAGCTCAACAATTCTGTCGCATGACTCTTTCTTAGCGATAGAGTTGTCCTGCTCGTCATACACAAGCCCGTCAATACGCAGATTTACAGGGCAAAGAGCTGTCACTATAAAATTGTAATCTGTGTCAGCTTCATCCTCAAACTCGTCCATTTTGTTCTTTTTCAGCACAGAATATGTACAGTGTGCCGCAAAAATGGTATATGTAGACACATACTCCACCTTTTTCACAATGACATTCAGAAAGTTATCAACCTTTTCTTCATTAAGAAGCTTGCTTTGCAATGTTTCATACATGAAAGGCTGTGCGCCACCCTCAAGATATGTGTCCTTTGGAAACGAATATTCCAGCAGATTTTTGCCGATAGAGCCGCTGAGCACCTTTTTCAGGTTTATCATTATCAGCTCCGCCTCGTCCTGCGCAATTGTGTTGTAAAGCTGATTGGTCTTGCACTTTATGTTCTTTTCAGCGTCCACAAATGCCGTAACAACGTGGTTTACTGTGAAAAGTCCACAGTCGTCGCTGAATATTCTCTTGATCTCGTTAATTTCTTTCTTGTTCATGTTAATCCTCCTCAGTCTACATTCCGTTTGCTACAAGTATGATAAAATACGCAGTTATTGCATTTTATCTCCTTAATTCCCAGCAAAACATACCCATTCTTTATTCCCCAGCCGTTGAGGATATATGTTATCTTGTATGTATGTCCTGATATCTCATGTTTTGCGTGTTCTCTTACTGTGCCGTCTGAGCTACGATAAGACGTTCCGTCAGTCGGTATAAATCTTATCAGATCTCCTGGCTGAAAACCTCTGTCATTCTTTCTGACCTCGAAAGTTTTCTCACCGCTCAGAACGGCGTCACAAAATTCTATGCTAAGTTTCAGATTATGTGTTTTCATTCTTTTGCCTCCTCACACCTCAACTCTTCCAGCCTACAATACACCAACGTATTGCCACAAGTCTTGTCAGCGATCTCTGCCTGATAGAAGAACTGACCTGTCTTTGTGTCCTTGCGTATTATGCAGCCTGTCAGCTCGTAGCAATCGGAGCCGTTGTAGCTCACCCTGCGTCCAAGACTTTTCTTTACCTCGTGTATCGTCATAGCTCCTCTATCCTCACATAAATGCCAGGTATGTCCGCCCAGAACTTTTCGCATATCTCACTCGCCACAAGCTGGTCGTCTGTCCAGAAATCAAGCTTTGTCATACAGTCCTTGAACATCTTCTGCAGGTTGTCTGTGTCAGGCTTGCTGGTCTTGTACTCTCCGTCCTTGTGCTTGCCGTCATTAGGAAACAACCACTTTGTTACCAACCTTATCCCACAGATGTACTTCTCAGGCGGTCTGTGCTTTGCAAGGTTTGCCGTGAGCTTTTCTTTTGCCGCCTTTACTTCGGGTGGGTCATAAAATATCGGCTTGCCATTTCTTACTGCCACCTTGTGTTCCTGAGCCGTAGCCGTTGGCGGTATCATTGCCATAAAAAATTCAGTCATTGTTATCTGCTCCTCTCGTGCGGTCGGTGTGCTAGCCGCCTTATTATTTCAGAATAGATTTTCGGGCGGCTTATGCCCGAAAATATATATTATGTAATAATATACTTTTTCTTCCCTCGGGAAAAAGTCGGTATTTTGTCGATATTTTCTTCCTAAGGGAAAACACCGATATTTTCCTTACACTTACTCGATTTTTTCCTTTCCGTTTCAAAGTAAATTTTCTCGACTTTTTCCTTTCTTTCCCTCACTTCTTTAAGCCGCATTCGCCGCCATCTATCCAGAAACCACCATGCTCTTTGAGGTATGAACGCACTGTCTTTTCACTCTTTCCTATGTACTCCGCCAGCTCAGAAATGCGGCACTTGCCGTTCTCCTGCACGCCGCTAAAAGCTGTTTCAATGCTCTCCTTGCGATCCTTGCTGCGGTCTTCATTGGTCTTTTTCTTGCTGAAATTCTTCTTCCAATTCGGTGAGATGTCCTCTACCTCGCAGTCTTTAAGCACGCCCACAGTATCCTCTCTGTGAACAGGATAATCAAACCACATATCGAGGGGAGCAAATTTCGGGAACTCTCTCAGAGTACCCTCTATACGCCATGCCGTGCGGTTTCTTACCGCAAGCTTAGCCTTGTCTATGTCGGCCATCATAAGCTTGTATGAGTTCGGGTGCAGGTACTTGTGGGTTATCTCAAGCATTTTTGACGGCGTAACAAGATCGTCCTGTGAACAAAGGTCATCAGTATTTCTGTAAAATCTCCTCATCCAGTTCTCGCAGATACGGCAAACAGTTTCGTCCTCCTGCTGCTTGTAAAGGCTGTCTGAGATGTCAAGCTCTGAAAGGTCAAGAAGTGCGTCAGGGTCACGGGCGAATACTCCTGAACCGCTGGCTCTGTCCATTGAACGCTTACCGCCCTGTGCTCCCTTTGAGTGGTGGTGGCAGTATATGACTGCACAGCCAAGCTCTGTGCATACCTTGTCAAACTGGTTGCAAAAGTGCGCCATTTGGTCTGCTGAGTTCTCGTCGCCTGTTATGACCTTGTAGATAGGGTCTATTATCACGGCAATGTAATTCTTCTTGCTTGCTCGGCGTATAAGCTTTGGTGCAAGCTTGTCCATTGGTACGCTGTGACCTCGCAGGTTCCATATGTCTATGCTGTTGAGGTTATCAGGCTCTAAGTGCATTGCGGTGTACACGTCCTTGAAACGGTGCAGACAAGATGCTCTGTCAAGCTCCAGGTTGACGTATAGTATCTTTCCTTTGGTGCATTGCCAGCCAAACCACTTGACCCCCTCAGCTATCGCCACGCACATTTCGATAAGTGCATAAGACTTGCCTGCCTTTGACGGGCCTGCAATGAGCATTTTGTGACCCTGTCTGAGAACACCGTCAATAAGTGGCGGAGCAAGCTCAGGCAGGTTATCCCACTCAGCACTCAGGCTCTCAGGGTCGGGGAGATCATCATTGATACTTTCTATGTAATCTTTCCATTCTGAAAAGCTTTCTTTGCCTATGTTCTTGTCAATGATGAACTGTTTCTTGCCGTTTCTCATCACACCAGGCATACGGCTAAGACGTGAGGGATTGCGGTTTTGTTTATCTATGTCAAGACCGCTTTCCTTGCAGACCTTGTAAAGAAAATCAACACGCCTGCGGTATTCATCATAGTTGGGAGCGTCTATCTTGACGATAGCGTGAACGCTCTTTCCACCGCTGTATACAAGCACAGCGATAGGAAGTTCAAGCTCTCTCATCACAGCATTCTGCTGTTCTATAGGCATACTGTCGCTTTCAACAAGAGCATAGCGGTAGTCTGTTACATTCTCGTTCTTTACGCCCTTGCCGTCAAGAGGGTTGAAGCGGATCCACGCTCCGGCTTCTTCCTTGTAGTCGCCAAACACCGCACCAATGTCGCCGTTACATTCGCCAAGCCTCTTGATAAGCTCCCCTGCCGTCCTGTCACAGCACCCCTTTGTGGGCAGATACCTGGTCTTGCCGTCCTTTTCTGTTTCCCACGTTTGCGTAACATAGCCCACGTTCTCTCCTGCTTCAAAGAGTGTTTCAAGATAGGTGACTATCTCCTTGACAGGATCCCATTGGGCAGGCTCGGTGATCGGTATGCCCTCACCGCCGTTTACAAGGGGACTGCTTTCTTCTGCAACTATCTCGCCGTCCCAATCGTATGCCTTAAACTCATGGGGGCTGTATCCACGCTCCTTTGCCATTTGCACGATAGTTCCTGCGGTCACGGGCTGAGCATTGCCGTTAAAGCCTTGCCATTTGTGTTCGCACTCACCGCTGTGATATCGGCTGTCTGACCTCGACCAACTGTCCCAATCGTTCACGGAATAGCCCTCGTGCTTGAGAGCCATTCCCACGTTGACCCACTCCTGATAATCGCAGCTTGCAGGGTCTATGTATTCAAGCATTTTAAGCAAATTTGTGTTATCCATTCACTTCTCCTTAGTTCTCAGGTGTGTATGTTTTCGGGTCGATATCTCTCGGCACTCTCCAACCATTGGCAGAAATACGAGCTATCATACTGCTTGCGCTGTCAAAGCTCCAAGAGCCAACGTGCTCAAAACCCTTGCTTTCAAGCAGCCTTATCTGCTTTGGTGTGGTAAGTCCTGCATTGCGGCGCTTTTCAAGTCGGTCAAGGATAAGCTTTGCTTTGCCTGCGTTGTCTATATCGTCAGGGAAAATGCCCAGCTTTTCGAGCTTTGCTTTCTGCTTGTCGGTAGCAGGAGCACACTCCCAGCCAAAAGCAGGAACGTAAGAGGACAAGTCCTCAGCCTGTATTGACATTTCATACTGCAAAGGGTCAACAAGCTTTCGCTTGCGTGTTTTCATTTCTTTGAGCTGCTTTGCCAAAGACTCTTCACGCTGTGCCACAACGTCCTCGCTTGCCTGTTTTTCTGCCTCTTCGATATCCACTGCACAGCCTGCCTCATTGGCAAGGTTTTCGGTCATTTTCTCAGCGACCTCTTCATTCTGACAGATAAGGTGTGCAGGCCTGCAAAGCTCGTGGCGTTCTGTGTGCCACAGAAAGTCGAGCAGTAAAAGCTCTGTCTTTCCCTCGCAAAGTCTTGTGCCTCTGCCTACCATTTGACAGTAAAGCCCACGCACCTTTGTTGGTCTTAGCACGATAACGCAGTCAACTGACGGACAGTCCCAGCCCTCTGTGAGGAGCATTGAGTTGCACAGCACGTTGTATTCGCCCTTGTCGAAAGCTTCAAGTATCTCCGCTCTGTCTGTGCTTTCTCCGTTGACCTCAGCGGCGTTGAACCCTTTGCTGATAAGGATATCACGGAACTTCTGAGAGGTCTTGACAAGCGGCAGGAACACAACTGTCTTGCGTTCCTTACAGTATTTGAGCATTTCATCAGCTATCTGATAAAGATATGGGTCAAGTGCCGTGTCGATATCACTTGCCTTGAAATCTCCTGCCTGAGTTGATACTCCTGAAAGGTCAAGCTTCAGCGGTATGGTGATAGCCTTGATAGGTGAAAGATAGCCCTCTTTGATAGCCTGAGGCAGGGTGTATTCATATGCAAGGCTGTCGAACACCGAGCCTAAGTTCTTCATGTCGCCCCTGTCAGGTGTAGCCGTCACCCCGAGTACCTGAGCTTCAGGAAAATGGTCAAGCACTCTCTGATAGCCGTCTGAGATAGCGTGATGAGCCTCGTCAATGATAATGGTATCGAAGTAATTTTCCGAAAAGCCTTTGAGCCTTTTCTCACGCATAAGGGTCTGAACTGAGCCTACTACTACACGATACCAAGAGCCTAAACAGCTTTGCTCTGCTTTCTCGGTGGCACAGCCAAGCCCTGTTGACTTCATAAGCTTGTCCGCCGCCTGGTCGAGCAGCTCGCCCCTGTGGGCAAGGATAAGCACACGCTTACCCTGCCGCACACATTCTTCCGTAACAGCCGAGAAAAGTATTGTCTTTCCCGTTCCTGTGGGCAGAACTGCAAGGACTTTGTTTATTCCCTCAGACCATTGTTCGAGTATAGCAAGCTTAGCCTCGTTTTGATATGGTCTTAAATTCATCATCAGAACGCACCGGCTTTCCAGCCACCTGTCTGAGCAGGCTGACTATACTGTGGTGTCTGCGTCTGAGCAGGCTGAACGGTAGTCACATTCTCGTCATAAGCATAGAGCTTTTTAATCTTGTTGGACTGCCTGTCCTCGCCGTCCTTGTTCTTGTAGTTGTCAACGTAGACGTGACACTTGCCCTTTTTGCCTGTGATAGCGTTCCAGTTCATTTTCAGCGGCTCGCCATGCTTTTTCAAGCCAAGAGCCAGGAAAAGTGCTGAGAGCTTCCACTCAAACTTGTTGCAAAGGAAGAAGTTTTCTGTTATCTCCACGCTGTCCTCTGCACCCCAAATGGTGAATGTGACCTTTGCCATATTGCAGGGCGGCACTTTCGCCGACCCCTCGTGCCTTGCACGTTCGTACTTTGCAACGGTGAAGTCATAGTCCCCCTCAGGGAGCAGGACAAAGTCCCCACCCTCGTTGACTATCTCATCTTCCCAGCCGTATTCCATAAAATTATCCATAGTGTTGTCCTCCTTTTAAAATGGTACTTTCTGATTTTCTCTGATAAGCGGCAGCATTTGCTCCCAAGCACCTATCAAACAGCCCTGTACAAAGTCGTCAGGATAGTTTGTGATAGGGGTATCATAAGGGAAATAGTTTCTCTGAGATACCACAAGACGTATATCCGATTCGCTTACGTTGTTGGCTCTCATAAGGTCCGCAAGCGCTTTCGGTATGCCATCAGGGATAACGATAGGCGGTGCAACGTCCTCAAAGCCGCTGAGATCAGTAAGAGGTTCTTCTGCCTTTGGTGCAGCTGTCGGCTGAGCCTGCTGCAATGTCACTGCGTTTGATGTCTTATGAGGGGGCTGCGGTGCTGCTTTCGGCTGTACAAGCTGCTCCTGCACACGTCTTGGCATCGGCACAGGCTTAGGCATTTCAGCAGGCTGTGTATACACAAACAGATGAGCTATACCACTATACTCAAAGGGCATTTCAGGCGGAAGTCCGTCACGATTTTTAGCGTCCCAGCAAGGATGATGTGTGGTGTACATTACACGGTCACCGCCCTGAGCCTTGAACTTCTTGCCGTCCTTATCCACAGCTACTGCATATGTTTTGTAGTTTGCAAACAACACCATATCTGCCCATTCTTTCACAAGAGGCGATATCTGAGAAGAAGTTTTCTTGCCGAGTTTCAGTTCCCAGCGGTCATAAGCGCCCAGCTCGTCAGGCTGTTCAAACTTTCTCATCTGAGCGTGAGCCGTAAGCACAACGTTGATACCGCTGTCAACTACCTCCTGCAAGAGATTAAGAAACTTGCCTATCTCCTCTTTTTCGTAAACATAGCCGTTGCCGTAGCCGAAATCTTCAATGCCTTTTTTCTGATGTGCCAAGCAGATCGTTTCAATGCAAAGCTGTTCAGCCCAATCAAATGTATCAATGACAAGGGTCTTGCAAAGCCTGCCGTTCATAGCTTCCTTTACCTCATTTTTGAGCATTTCCCAGCTTGACGGCTTAGGAAAACGTCTGATGTTCAGCTTCTTTGTGCTGCCCTCTGTATCAATAAATACAGGGTCGGGGAACTGAGCCGCAAAGGTGGATTTGCCTATGCCCTCAGGACCATATATCACGACTTTCTGTGCGGAGCTTGCAACTCCTGATGTTATCTCATACATTAAAATGCACCTGCTTTCCAAGTTTTTGTTTCTGTGTTTTCTTCCTTATCGTTGTCCATTGACCTGCCGTCCTCGATTATGATACTGCACTCGTCACCTGTGGAAACTCTAGTGGCAATCGCCTGCAAGCCCTGTGCTTCAAGCCACTTGCCGAAGTCTTCAAGGGTGTCGGTATCCATTTGTTCAAGCTTGTCCAGCAGGACAAAACCGCAGTCAGGATTGAGCTTTCTCACGATAGAGGTAGCGACGATAAGCTGTTCTGCTCCGCTTATACTGTCCCACTTATGCCCGTTATACAGCAGATCTCCGCCCTCAACTGAAAGCCCCTCAAGGGGCAGGTCGGCACTGCCCAGCAGGTCAGTTTTAGCCTGCCTTACGTCCTCTATCTGCTCAGTGAGATATGTATACTGTGAGCGGTAGTCCTCGGCGTCTATCTCAGCTTTCTCCCTGTCGAGGTTTGCTCTTATCTTCTTGTTCAGTTCCTCGATTTCCGAGATATTCTTTTCAAGCTCCGCTGTGCTTTCGTCTACAAGGTCTTGTGCGTCAAGGCTTGCAAGCTTGAAGTTGTTCACTGCCGCTTCATAGCTTGCTTTTGCACGCTCATAGGCAGACTTAGCAAGTTCCAACTGCTTTTCGTAGTATTCTTTCTGATCACGCTTACGCTGATTTTCGCCGTTGCGAGCAAGTATATCCTGCTGCTGTCTGATAAGCTCCGAAGCTGAAACAGGCTCGGAAGGAACGTTTGCATACACGGGCATTTCCTTTGCGAACTTAGACTTCTGGTCAGCTATCCTGCCGATAGCGGTACGCTGGTCATAGAGGGAATGTTCCTTATGCTCCAACTGATAGAGCGTATCACCCACTCCTATTATTTTCAGTAGAGTTGAAGCTTTTTCCTTGCTCGACTGATTTATGAACTTAGGCAGGTCAAGTGCAAACTGCTCAACGAAGCTGTTCAAAAGCTGCTGACCGCCTTTTTTACCTGTGCTGTCGGTGACTTTGAGAGAGCTGTTCTTACCGCTGCGTTCCACCACGATACCATTGTCGAGAGTTATCTTCAAATGCGGTTCGACAACAGACCCCTCACGCTGAGGAGAGGACGGCTTATACTTGTCACCGCCAAGCGCCCAAGCGATAGCGTCAAGGACAGAGGTCTTGCCCTGCCTGTTCTTTCCGCCGATAACAGTAAGCCCATTCTTTGCAGGCTCAAGCTGCACCGCCTTTATCTTCTTCACGTTTTCAAATTCAAGTGAGTTTATTTTTACTGACATTTTAGTTCTCTCCTTTCAACTTTTCAAGCTTATCCCTTGTGCTGCATATTTTTCCGTACACTTCTCCGACATCAAAAGCTCTACGCTCACATGCCGACATTCCTTCGTAGATATCGATTATATCTGTACAGGCTTCGTCTACGGTATCATATGCTTGACAAATCTGTTCTTTTGTGCTATCATCAAGGTGTAATGTTGAACCGGTATCTTTTGATACCTCCGAGCTTGTACCTGTTGCCGCAGGTGCAGGCTCGTTTTCTTTTATGTATCGTGCAAGATATCCGCCGCACGAAAAAAATTTTTTGCTAAGAGGACAGTGTTCACAGGTCTCATCTGTATTAGTGCAAACCTCCACCGCCTTTTCAAACTCCTCTTTCGTTATCATCGTTATCCTCCTTAATATTTCCCCATTGTTCAGCCATTGCTTGTGCGATGCCTGAAAATGTTTTGGACTTTGTCTTGCTGTCACGAAACGACATTCCGCAGTTTGTGCGTGCAGTGCCGTCCGCCTTTTTGCTACCGCCTGACACCCATGAACATATGGGTTTAACAATATTTGTCGGTGTCAATTTAGGCAGATTTTTCAGCCACAAACACGTTTTTTTACTGTATGGGTGTCCGTATTCATATGGTTGTATAGTCTGCGTATATTTCGGCAACTCGAACACCTTTGACGGTATCGGGTTTTCAATAGCTATTTTCTCAACAGGTGCATGAATAAATTTCAGAAAAAATTCTTTTGCGTCTTTTCCTTTTTTGAATCTTTCAAAATCAATGTAGCTTTTTCCATTAATTTTTTTGTGCAGGCGTGCTGCTCCTGCGTTGCTAAGATATGTACACGGCGGATGAGCTATCAGCAAATCCCATTTGTCTACCGTATGTGTCTGTCCGTCACAAGTGGTGAAATCTGTATTGCCGTTGATAACGGTCAGAACATTGCCTAATATATGCCATTCAGGATGACCGCCTGAACACATCTGAATATCGCAGCTGTATGCTTCGTGACCTTTCGCACGGAACGCTTTGCAGACCTCTTGGGATTCCTCACAGGCTATCAGAACTTTCATCGTTTTCGTCCTCCTCAAATTTCTTTTCCCAGTGCCTATCAGCCACGCTCAGTGCAAGATAAATCACTACATCTATGCCTGCAAGCACAGCTATTGTTATCAGCAATATCAGTGCCATTTTACCACTTTCCTTTCGTCTGTATTTCGACCTTGACAACAGGTCTTGCGGTTTCCTTTATCGCCTGCTCCAGCTCCTCACGGATTGCGGTTTCGGCTGTCTCTTTTATATTGCGGTATAGTCCATATACCGCTAGAGCGAATAGAGCCACACACAGTGCTATGGCTGACGCATATCTGATGATCTCCAGCGTTGCTATCATGTTGTTCATTTTCTCACGTCCTTTCTGATCTCTCTGCTATCCACTTCTCAAGCAACGTTGAGTATATCTCGTACACATATTCGTTAAGCTTAATGGCGCAGCCGAAAGGATACACGCCCTGTCTGAGCCCTGCGTTCAGCCTGTTCGCGTTGGTGTTGAAGCCTGCGGCTTTCAGACGTTCCACCGCTTCTGCCGATGATATCACTTTGAGCATTTTTTAGTCCTCCTCATTTTATTTTTAGTGGTTGTTGGGTGTTATTGTCCGTCCTCGTCTGTCAGCTCAAAAAGCAGCTTGCCTGTCAAAGACCAATACTGTGAGACCTCTCTACAGGGGTCATCTTCTGTTCCTGCACCTTTCAAGGCTCTTGTTACGATCACCTGCTCAACTCTGGCATTGTCACACCCTCTTGGAATAGCAATAATTTTCTTTTCCACTTTCTCACACCTCTCATTTTCTGTCCGTTCAATCGGACTGTTAGCTGTTGACATTTTCAGCGTTCTGAGTATAATTAATGTCAAGGACTTCATTGATAGCCGCTTCAATCTTGTTTGACTTTATCTCACCCGTCATTATCTTATACAGGTTTGATGTATCGAGATAAGTTTCAGGAAGAAGCTTCTTGACTTCCTCAATGAGCCACTTCTGTGTCTTGTTGAGCTTAACAAGACGTACCTTGACTTCCACGCCGTACTCTGTCAGTGGTCTTTTACGTTCACTAATAATTAACACCACCTTTGCACAATATTTAAAAATATAACTGATTATAGTATTGACTTTTACGGAAAAATGTAATACAATGTATTTGTGAGATAAATTATTACGTTCTTCCGTACTGTCTATGTTTGTATTATATTACGTTTCTCCGTAAATGTCAATAGCTAAATTAAATTTTATTACGGAATGTCGTAAGATTGTACGGTTGCACAAAAATTGAGGTGTAACTATGTCAGAATTGTACATAAGAATTGAAAATCTGTGCAAGGAACATAAAATTTCAATAACGACAATGTGTAAAGAAGCAATGGTAAGTAGAGGATCTATCACAGATTTGAAACAAGGTAGAAGTAAAACTCTTTCCTCTGAGGCGATTTCAAAGATAGCGAAACTTTTTGACGTTTCAACAGACTATCTCATGACAGGCAATGAGGCCGAGCCACAGAGTTCGGATATGGATGATAACATCAAGTTCGCTCTCTGGGGAACGGCAGACGTTGATGATGATGTGCTTGCAGACGTAAAGCATTACGCTCAGATAGCACGGCAGATGAGAGAGGATAAGAAAAATAAAGAATAGAGGCGGTACATATGGATAGTGCTGAACTGCGCAATTTTGCGGAGGGCAGAGACATTATAGTTATTGACGGAAAGCTAAGAAATGAGCAGAAGTCCATATCCATTAGTGATAGGGGACAATGTGCGATTGTGGTAGACTCTAAAAAGATCGCCACGAGAGCAGAAGAAACTGTCATAATGGCTCACGAACTGGGACATTGTGAAACAGGTGCATTTTATAACGAAAGAACGCTGGAGCTTCGTTCTCGAATGGAGTTTCGTGCGGATAAATGGGCAATAAAAAAGCTCGTCACAGAGGACGAGCTGATAGAAGCATTTGAAAATGGTATCCTTGAAATATGGGAACTTGCCGAGTTCTTCGGTGTGACAGAAGATTTTATGGTCAAAGTTTGTGAGTTATATGGATACTATAATAGAGTAATATAGGGATAAAAAGGAGGCGACAACGTGCCATTTGTGATAATAGCCGCCGTTATTGCTATTATCTGCGTTGCAAGGTACTATCATAATAGGAAAGAACGCAATAAAGAAATAACATGGCAGGAAGTTCAAAAACAGACGGACACAAAAAGAAATACCATAAGTATAGATACATCTGAAAATTTTTCGGAAAGCGAAAATGTTCCTGCAAGAGAAGTCCATTCAATAGCGGAGCATAAGCGGAAAATTTCTAACATTCCAAACAGATATGTTGTTATCGACCTTGAAACAACAGGGCTAAACCCACAGTATGACTTTATCACAGAATTTGGAGCGGTGCTTGTTGAAAACTCTGAGATAGTTGACACATTTGAGCAGTTTGTTAAGCCGAAGAAAAGAATACCAGAGGAAGTTGAAGATCTCACAGGGATAACAAATGAAATGGTGTCGGACGCTCCAAGTATAAATATTGTGCTTCCAAAGTTCTTGAAATTTATCGGGAACGATATACTTGTAGGACATAACATTGATTTTGACAGCCAATTTATTTCAGCAGCTTGTCAGCGTTTTAATCTGCCATACAAGAACAAAGTATGTGACACGCTGGAGCTTTCTCAACAGGTGTTTCCGAAACTTGAAAATCACAAGCTGAGTACATTATGCCGGAAGCTTAATGTCACCAATGACTCTGCCCACCGTGCATTGTCTGATGTGTTGGCAACTCAGCAGGTATTTGAAAAGCTAAGCGTGAAAGCGATGCCAAAGATACATAATCATGCAAAATTCACGTTGAAAAAGAACAGCTATAACGTTCGCTACTCAGCAAAGACCAAAGCCATACGAGAACTACAGGAAATGCTGTTGGATATTACTGACGACAATATCCTTACTGACGAAGAAGTTATGGAGCTGAAAGATTGGCTTGATTGCAACGAGGAGTTCTGCAATATTTATCCGTTCGATAAGCTGAAAAGGATAATAGAAAGTGCTTTGGAAGACGGCATACTTGAACAGCACGAGCTTGATGAAATGCTTGAGGTTTTCAATGATATTTGCAAGCCTGAGTTTGACAAGGACGTTTCATCAGAGGAACTTATAAACCTTGACGGCAAGGTGCTTGTTTTCACAGGTGAATGCCAGCTCGGAGATACAAGTGAGATAACACCTATATACGAGGCAATGGGTGCAACTATCCGAACGTCCGTAAGTGGCAAGACTGACTATCTTGTAGTAGGAGCTTACGGCAGTCCTGATTGGTCATACGGCAATTACGGCTCTGAGGTACTCAAAGCAAGAGAGCTTCAAGAAGCAGGCAAGAAAGTCAAGATAATAAACGAAGCAAACTTTTTGCCTATCATATACAGCGAAGCAACTACATAATAAAAAAAGTCCTCCGAGCGTTGACAGCACTCAGAGGACAAGTGAACTGATATTGACAGTATCAGCTCGATTAAAATTCACACTAACCCATTAAGAAAGGGCGAATTCTGCCCTTTTATTGTAGCACACTTTTGAGAAAGTGTCAAGAATAGGAGGCAAATATGCTATGTAAAAAATGCCGTAAGGAAATTTCCGAAGGCTCACTTTATTGTAACTTCTGCGGTAAAAAGCAGGAGACCACAAAACGAAAAGTCCGCCGCAGACCACGAGGCGCAGGCTGTATAAGGCATAGAACTGACTGCCGTGATAATCCGTATATTGCCTATACTCCTGCCACAATAGGGGGAGCAGGGGAGAGATACTTAGGTGCTTTTGCAACTTACACACAGGCTCAGGCTGCTCTTGATAAGTACTTCAACAGCATTCATATACCTTATGGCAGTTTAACCGTCGCACAGGTCTATGAAAAATGGAGTGCAAAGCATTTTGAAGGCCTCACAAGCAGCGGTGAGCAGGGCTATAAGACGGCTTGGAGATACCTTGACAGTATTGCAGGCAGACGAATAGCAGAGCTTAAAACAGCCGATTATCAGCGTTGTGTGGACGATTGCGCAAAGCAGTTCAGCCGCTCCCAGTGTGCAAAGATAAAACAGCTATGCTCTCAGCTGTGCAAATATGCCGCTCAGAATGACATAATCGACAAGAACTATGCAAGCTTTATCGTCCTGCCGAAAGAGGTCAAAAAAGAGCGCCGTATCTTCACCGGTGAAGAGCGTGAAAAGCTGTGGGAACATTCAGATGACAAGTCCGTTCAGATCATACTTTTTATGATCTACACAGGCTTTCGTATCGGCGAGGTGTTTACCATACTCAAAGAGAATGTACACCTTGATGAAGGATACATTATCGGCGGCATCAAGACCGAAGCAGGCAAAGACAGGATAGTTCCTTTACCGCCGCAGATACCTGAGATAAAGAGCTTTGTTGAGAGCTGGTACAACGAGAGCCGCACACAGCTTTTGCTCAGCGGTGACGTCAATAATTTTCGCAAGAGAAATTTTTATCCTGCTCTTGCCGAGTGCGGCATAATTCCGTCGCCGACTGTTACAAAACTTAAAAACGGCAGGATAACCGAGAGGTACGAAACAGAGATAACGCCACACTGCTGCCGTCACACATTTGCGACCATATCAGCCGACTGCGGTATGCAGCCCGAAAAATTGCAGAAGATCATTGGTCACGCCAAATATGAAACTACTGCTGACATATACAACCATTCGGGACAGGACAGAGCAGCGTTAGTGCAGGAAATGTCAAAGCTAAAAAAATAG